TAACAATTTTTTAAATAAAAAGTTAAAACAAATAGTTTAAAGTTAATTTGTTTTGCTATGTTATAGCAAATGTTTTTTCATTCTACTCATTTAGACGAAATGAAAATGGGTTATTTTGAACATATGTTTGTTTCTTTACATTATGCTTTTATATTATTATTATCTTTTTTTAAAGCATTTATACATGCTTTTATACCCGACATATATGTAACAGCAACAAGTGAATGTATTGTTGAAATAAACAAAGAACTAACAAAACATAAAAAACAAGATTATAATGGTTTTTATTATCAATAACATAAATAACATAAATATAAAATTGAATAACATAAACAAATAAATAAACAAATAAATAAACAAACAAACTTAGACTATACTATGCTTAAAGAAGAAACACTATTTGCTATGTATAATGCTATTAAAGCGATTGTTATGGATGAGGCCAATATTATAAAATATTTAGATTTATATAATTTTGACATTAAGACTTATGAAACTATGGACGAATATATTTTAGACAATTATAATTACGAGTTGTTTGGAAAACAACTTCATTGGTCTCAACTTGAAAGTGTGGGTGCTAGAAATATTCAATATTTTATACCATACCTTACAATTATATCACATAATTATAATGTATATTATGAAGTAATAAATTGGATTCAAAATCAAGACTATTATAAATTAATGAGTTTATATGCGCTAAGTGTATCATATGATATTATTAGCGCACACATTGCTTCCATAAAAATGATATGGTTTAATAACGATAAAACATGTGATGATGTTTTAAAAAGCTAATTAACAATATACTTTATAATATAATATAATATATATGGTTAAACGCAAATCATTTAGAAAAACAAGAATAATTACAAGACGCGCCCGAGGAAGAAGCTATAGCAAATCAAAATATCCTAGTGGAAGTGACAATAGACAGTCATTAGTAAATTATTGTAATGCCGATGATTGGACTAGTTATGAAAATTTAGTAGCTAAAATGATAAAACATAAAAATATTCGTAATGATTTTTTTAGACATTTGGATTCTCAAATTCATACTTTTAGCCAAAACACATTAGATTGTTTAGAAACATGTTTAACGCGATTACAAGAAGAGGCAATACCAGAATCTAATAGCCATCTTTATTATATTGTTCAATCAAGACAATAAATTAAGACGCTAAATTATATAAAAAAATTGAATTAGTTATACATACTATTATTTTATGTTATAGAAAATATGGCTAGTTCAGCTCTTATGTTATTGTCTCTGCTAACACACAATAATAACAATATTATGAAGCATATGTTTGATGTAAATTATTTAAAAACATTAGAAAAGAGAAAACTGATGCATTTAAATAAAAGTTATTACGAACACCAGCGTAATAAAATGAATGAAAATAGGGCGCAATTATTATTTAATTCACACGAAAGAACACATAAAAAGTATTATTTAAATAATTATAATTTTGCTAAGCGTAAATAAGTAGTTAAAAACTTATAGCTCGTAAAAACTTATAAGTCGTTCAAACCATAAAAACTTAACCCTATTTTTTTATTAAATATTATTAAACATAAATAATATTTAACAATAATTTTATAGTTCTTATTATATATAATGATTGACCCTAATAATTTTTATAATATAACATTTAATAATTATGATAAAAACAATTATATCAATAATGAACTATTTGCTAGAAACTTTCCATCAAGCAATTTAACAATGAACTTTCCATTTAGACCAGTTTCTACTAAATATACATTAATGCCTACAATTAATAACGTACTAAAATCAGTAGAACCAATAGCGAATTATAATGTGTTTGATGTAAGTTCTACCTTTTTTCCAGGCACACGAAAGCCCCATTTTTGTGGATTTGCTTCAAATGTAGATAAAGAGTCAACATTACGCAACCAATTTTTTGCCTTACAAAAGGCAGACCAGTCGCGTTATATTCCAGACAGCACAAGTGATTTATATGAAACTAAAATAGAAGAGTTGCCACAAAATGTTAATTTACAAGCTAGTTTATTGTTTCAAGAAACAAGATTTAATGATTTTAATCCTAGTTTATCAAATTCAATTGGACACGAATTATTTTATAACTCAACACGAGTTCAATTAAAAGATTTAAAATAAAAATTATAATATACAACAATGTTTTCTAATTTAAGAGAGAATAAAGAACTTAAAGAAGAAAAAAAAGCTAAGAAAAAAAAACTAAAATCAAAAGCACAAAATAGTATGACTTTAGATTTAGAAATTAACCAACTACCTAGTAGCGTTCCTAATAGCGTTCTTAGTAGCGTTCCTAATAGCGTTCTTAGTAGCGTTCCTAGCAAAGAAAAAGAAAAAGAAAAAGAAAAAGAAAATGAAAGAGAGAGTGAGTCCGTAAACAATATTGATTTATTGTATTTAACAAATCATCAACGGTTCTTTAAGCCAAATAAAATAGATAGTTTACTAAATAATAATTATTTGCTAAAATCAATATATAATAATTTAGATGAAAATATAAATAGCTTTAAAGAACAAATAGTAGCTACAAACAATAGTAACTTAAAGGAATTATTAGAAAATAATGACTATAAAGAAGGTCAAGAAAAACACAAACTATATTATTTGCTATATGTATTAAATTTAATAGTACATTTTAAAGAAACAAAAATTCAAAATTTAATATGTGAAGACCTTAAAGACTATTCAAATAATTATAAAACAACACAACAAGAGGCAGAAACATTAAATAGCAATGACTTTAATATTGTAAATGAAACATTAAAATTAATGTCATCTACTAGTTCAAGTTCAAAAAAATTAACCAATATAGATTTAATGGTTACTAAAAAGTCAAATACTAGTCTATATAAGAAAATTCTCCCACAAAAGTGGGAATAAATTAATTAATAACTTTTTATAGACTTATTATATACTTATTATATAGTGCTATGACTTTTAAAAATAATTTATATAACAAATTGTCATTTAGTAAAACGAGAAAAAATAGGCGGTCACGACGTAACTTAAGCAAGCGCATCAAAAGTGTAAGAAAACATAAAGAACAAAAATTTAAAAGATTAAAATGCGCTCCACAAACTAATAATAGTGACCCAGAACTTAAAGATTATACTTGCTATTCCCGCACTAATTTACAAACATTTAAAGAGCTATGGAATAACAATAGCGATGAAAAGATTAATACAAATAACAGTAAAGAAATATGGCAATTTTTCAAAAACAAGCTAAGCAAAGAGTGTTATGATGAACTGTGTTGGCTTAAAAAAAGCAAGTTGTCTTCTATTAACAACAGCGAATTATTAATAAAAGAAATATTTAAACCATTTTCACCAAAAACGTGGATAACAAATCCATCTACATGGCTTTCTAGTGTTGATATAACAAAAATAATGAACCAATATGAAAAATCGCATCCCAATTTTAAGTTTATTGGCCCTAGTCCAATAGACTTTGATACTAAAGAAGTATTTTCAACATGTGTGTGGGAACAATTATGTAATTTTAATTTAAAAGAATATATTCAAAAAAAGATAACCAAAATAGGAATCATTTTTAATACTGATACACACGATAAGCCCGGAAAACATTGGATTGCGCTATTTATTGATTTAGATAAAAAGTTTATATTTTATTTTGATAGTAATGGAACAAAAATGCCAAAGCAAATAAAAGTATTAATTAATAGAGTAGAACAACAAGCACAACACGAAAATATAATATTAAAAGTAGACGACAATGAAGGTTTTACTCATCAATATAATGATGGCCAATGTGGTATGTATGCGCTTTATTTTATAATAGAATTGTTAAAAGAAAATAAAACAAGCAATTATTTTAAAACAAGACGAATTAAAGACGCTACAATGAAAAAATATAGGACAATCTATTTTAATCAGGCAAATCATGAACTATATGACACAAAAGACTAGCTTCTTTCTTTCTACTTTTTATAACAAATTATAACAATTAAAATCTATCAATGGTTTTAATTAGTTCAACTTCTTCGTGTTCAGCCATTAAATACGGACTGTTTGTCTTTTTTACATTTTTATTAACACTTTCTAACTTAGTTAATATATAATGACCACAAGGACCACAATTGTCTTCATTTGCCAAATCTATTTTCTTGTTAATTTTAATAGCACAT